TGGACCGGTCCAGAAGACCGGGGTTTCTACGGAAACAAAAATGACTGAAGAAGTCCAGCAAAACTTAGCGGAGGTTGAATCCGCGCAAGCGCCCGAGGTGACGGCCACCACGGAAAACGCACAAAACGCGCCGGAAGTTGCTGACCAAAGCAGCGAAACAGCAGAGGAAAAGAGATTTACTCAGGCTGAACTCGATGCGATGATCGGTAAACGTCTCGCAAGAGAGCAGCGTAAGTGGGAACGTGAGCAACAAGCCAAGCAAGCAGAAATGCAAGCTCGGCAATCAATGCCCAAAGAACTCCCGCCGGTCGATCAGTTTGAATCACCTGAAGCTTATGCCGAGGCATTGGCTTTTAAAAAGGCTGAAGAACTGTTGGCCCAGCGAGAAGTTCATAAGCAACGTGCTCAGGTTGAGGAAGCCTACGCAGAGCGTGAGGAAGAAGCCCGAGGAAAGTATGACGACTTTGAACAAGTCGCCTACAACCCAAAGCTCCCAGTCACGGAAGTGATGGCCGAAACAATCAAGGCTTCTGACATTGGACCTGACTTGGCCTATTGGCTGGGCAGCAATCCAAAAGAGGCTGACCGTATTTCACGTTTGTCTCCACTTTTGCAAGCGCGTGAGCTTGGAAAAATTGAAGCAAAATTGGCTTCTGATCCGCCACAGAAAAAAACAACGTCTGCGCCTGCACCTATCAGACCTGTTACAGCTCGGACCAGTGGAAATCCCTCATATGACACGACTGATCCTCGTTCAACGAAGACCATGAGTGCTTCTGAATGGATTGAAGCCGAACGCGCTAGACAGATTCGCAAGTTGCAAGCACAAATGAACCGCTAATTTTATAAGGACTCATCATGGCAAATAGCCTGTTAACCATTGACATGATCACCCGGAAGGCTCTCGAAATCCTTGAGAACAACTTGGTGCTCACCCGTAACGTCAACCGCCAGTATGACGACTCTTTCGCTGTTGAAGGCGCAAAGATCGGCTCCACCTTGCGCATCCGCCTGCCTGATCGCGCTTTGGTGACCGACGGTGCCGCTCTGCAAGTTCAGGACGACAACGAACAATTCACCACTTTGTCTGTTTCCAACCAAAAGCATATCGGCGTGAATTTCACCTCCGCCGAACTGACCATGCAGTTGGACGACTTTGCAGACCGCGTTCTGAAGCCTCGTATCAGCCAACTTGCAGCCTCGATTGATGCTGACGTTGCAAACGCTTACAAGAGCATTGGCAACAGCGTTGGTACCCCTGGCACCACTCCTGGCACCTCTTTGGTTCTGTTGCAAGCTCAACAGAAGCTGAACGAAAACGCCGCCGTGATGAGCCCTCGTTATGCCACCGTCAACCCTGCCGCTAACGCCGGTTTGGTGGAAGGCATGAAAGGTCTCTTTAACCCCACCGACACCATTTCGAAGCAATTTAAGAATGGCATGATGGGCACCGGCATTCTTGGTTTTGACGAGATCAATATGTCTCAGTCGATCAAGCAGCACACGACCGGCGATTGGGGCACGACCATTGAAGTTGATGGCACGACCACGACCCAAGGCACTTCTCAACTGAACATCACTTTCACCGGCTCCGGCAAGACCTGGAAGGTCGGCGACGTGTTCACTATTGAGGGTGTGTATGCCGTCAATCCTCAAACCCGTGAGTCCACTGGCTCTTTGCAGCAATTCACGGTGACTGAAGACCTGACCGCTTCTTCCAGCGGCACTCTGAAGTTCTATCCCGCCCTGTACACCTCGGCTCACGCTCTTGCCACCGTGACGGGATTCCCGGCCAATGATGCAGACATCACGATGCTGGGTTCTGCTGCTAGCCAGTACGCTCAAAACTTGGTGTATCACAAAGACGCCATCACGTTTGCCACGGCTGACTTGCTGCTGCCCCAAGGCGTTGATATGGCTTCTCGTGCTGTCCATAACGGCATCAGCCTGCGCGTTGTTCGTCAGTACGACATCAACAACGACCGTATGCCTTGCCGGATTGACGTGCTGTATGGTTACAGCGTGATTCGTCCGCAAATGGCTTGCCGTATCTGGGGCTGATGAACCTAGGGGGCTTCGGCTCCCTCCTTAAATATTTGAAAGGAATTTGAAATGGCACTTCCTAAAGTTGGTGATGGCTATCAAGCCGGTGATGGCAACGTCAATGAAACCCTGAATGTTGGCGCGTCTGGTCAGGCTGTTGCTCTTGGTTCTGGCACTGGCGGCGTGACTGTTGGCAATGCTGCAACGTCCAAAGTCGGCTTCTACGGCAAGACCCCCGTGGTTCAACGTGCTTACAGCTCTGCTGTTCACGCCACCTCGGCCCTGGCTACCTCGGCTTCTTTCGGCGCAACCCAACTGGCTGCTCTGCAAGAAATTCAAAACACGCTGATTGGCCTGGGTGTTTGGGCTACGGCCTAATAGCGCATGAAAGTCATCTTCTGCATCCCGACGTTAAAAAAGCCCTATCAGGCGACGCTTGATAGCCTTGCTGCTTCTATTCCGTTGATTCAATCGGCGGGATGGGAGGAGGGAATGGTTTCTGAAATTGGTTGTCCGTACATTTCACACGCTCGGTCAACCATGCTTAGGAAGGCTTTGGATGCAAAGGCAGATGTCATTGTGTTCATTGACCATGATGTTTCATGGAAGCCCCAAGACCTTTTGACACTGATTGAAACCAAGGGCGATGTTGTCTGCGGCACCTATCGGTTTAAGAAGGACCAAGAGGAATACATGGGGGCGGTGCTATCTAACACGGATGGCACCCCACTGGTCAGAGCCGATGGCAACCTGTTGGCGCATTCAGCCCCAGCGGGGTTTTTGAAGGTGACGAAGGAGGCGGTCAATAAGTTCATGACCGCCTACCCTGAATTGATCTACGGGGAGAAATATCATCCCTATGTGGATTTGTTCAATCATGGCGCTCACAAAGGAACTTGGTACGGTGAAGACTATGCGTTCTGCCGCAACTGGCGGGAATGCGGCGGCGAGATCGTATTGATTCCTGACCTAGACATATCACATCACACCACTGAGCAAGAGTACAAAGGAAATTTCCACAATTTCCTGAGGCGTCAGCCCGGCGGTGACCTTTACGAGGGATAAGAAATGCCTAATACCAAAGCGATTGGCGTTGCTTACGAAGACCAACAACTGGACGGAGCCGTTATCGGCAAGTCTGGCGGTACTGTTGGCTTCTACGGCAAAACGCCTGTTACTCAGCGCGCTTCCAGCGTGCAAGCTACGTCTAACCTTGCCACTTCGGCATCGTTTGGCGCTACTCAGTTGGCGGCTGTTCAAGAAATCATGAACACGCTGTCGGCTCTGGGCCTGTGGAAGGGTTCGGCTTGATCCGCGTGCTACACGCCGGATGTGGACGGGAACCACTCCCAGAGTGGTTTCCCTCCTGTCAAGAAGTCCGCCTTGACGCCAACCCAGGGTGTGAGCCGGATATTGTTGCCAGTGTCACAGACTTGGGCGATATTGGCGAGTTTGACATGGTGTATTGCAGCCATGTTCTTGAGCATGTCTATCCGCACGAAGTTCACAAAGTTATTGCTGAATTTCACCGAGTGCTAAAGACTGGCGGCAAGGCAATCATCATCGTGCCAGATCTTGAAGACGCGGAAGCTACAGAGGAAGTTCTGTACGTATCTCCAGCAGGCCCTATCACTGGCTTGGATCTCATGTATGGAATGCGGTCTATGATTGAGGGCAATCCTTACATGGCTCATCATTGCGGTTTTGTATCCAAAACTTTGTCTGATAGCCTGAGCATCTTTAGCGAAGTTCACACAAAACGCATGATGTTCAATAACTTGATGGGAGTTGGGATCAAGTGAACATCTATCTAAAACACCCCCGGCATGGGACAAAAATTGCCACAATGGAACTAGAGGCCGAATACGACGAGCAAAACGGATGGGTGCGATATAATCCAAAAACGCAACCCTCAGATGATGCGGCTCCGGCAAACGCCTTGGAGATCAAACGCCGTGGTAGACCTCCCAGGAAGGAACACGAAGCATGGCAACCGCCGGTGACCTCATCAATTCAGCACTCAGGCTGATCGGAATGCTTGCAGAGGGCGAAACGCCTTCTGCTGAAGTATCTCAAGACGCTCTCTCCGCTTTGAATCAAATGATTGATTCGTGGAGCATTGAGCGTCTTTCGGTTTACAACACCCAGGATCAGGTTTTTACTTGGCCCACCGACACCATCACCCGCACGTTAGGCCCTACGGGTGACTTCGTCGGCAATCGGCCTGTTCTGATTGATGATTCAACCTACTTTAGAGACCCGACAACGAATGTTTCGTTCGGGGTCAAGTTGATCAATCAGCAGCAGTACAACGGGATTGCGGTTAAAACCGTCACGTCTACTTACCCACAAGTGATGTGGGTGAACATGACCTTCCCAGACATCACCATGACCATCTATCCGCGCCCAACTCGGGCGCTAGAGTGGCATTTTGTTTCGGTTCAGGAAATTTCCCAGCCGGCCAACCTTGTGACCAATCTTTATCTGCCGCCCGGTTACCTTCGAGCCTTGAAATACAACTTGGCGGCCGAAATGGCTCCAGAGTTTGGGGTTGAGCCATCCCCAACGGTTCAACGTATCGCTATGGCATCCAAGCGGAACCTCAAGCGCGTCAACAATCCTGACGATATTATGAGCTTGCCGTATTCTCTGGTTGCCACCCGTCAGCGGTTCAACGTGTACGCCGGGAACTATTGATGAAAACGCCAATTCTTGGCTCAAGCTACGTGGCTCGCAGCGTCAATGCTGCGGACGCTCGAATGGTCAATTTGTTCCCAGAGGTTGTGCCAGAAGGGGGCAAGGAGCCAGCTTATCTTCAAAGATGCCCTGGAATGCTCAATCTTGCGACTATTGGAAATGGCCCCATACGTGGGATGTGGGCGTTCTCATCTGACAAGAATGTTGCGTTTGTAGTGTCTGGCGCAAAGCTTTACAAGATCAATACAAGTTATTCCGCGACACTCATTGGAAATGTAAGCGGCACTGGGCCTGTCAGCATGGCGGACAATGGGACTCAATTGTTCATAGCCTGTAATGGCCCCAGCTACATTTACAACAACACTACTAATGTTTTCTCATCAATCATAGATCCAGACTTCCCTGGAGCGGGGATTGTTGGGTATTTGGACGGTTATTTTGTGTTTAACGAGCCAAATAGCCAAAGAATTTGGGTCACAAGTCTCCTTGACGGCACATCTGTTGATGCTCTTGATTTTGCTAGCGCCGAAGGATCACCTGATGGCGTTGTTGGCCTAATTGTCGACCATCGAGAGGTTTGGGTTTTTGGAACCAATAGCGTTGAAGTTTGGTATAACTCTGGCGCAACTGATTTTCCCTTACAAAGAATCCAAGGCGCATTCAATGAGATTGGATGCATCTCTGCCTACACCATTGCCAAAATGGACAATGGAATTTTTTGGCTAGGCGCCGATGCTCGTGGGCAGGGCATTGTTTATCGAGCCAACGGATATACGGGACAACGTATTTCGACTCATGCCATTGAATGGCAGATTCAGCAATATGGAAATCTGTCTGACGCACTAGCCTACACCTATCAGCAAGACGGGCACAGCTTTTATGTTCTGATCTTTCCAAGTGCAAACACGACTTGGGTTTACGATGTGGCAACCGGGTCATGGCACGAAAGAGCCGGCTGGAATAACGGCTCATTCACTAGGCATCGAAGCAATTGTCAGATGGCGTTCAACAATAAAATTGTTGTCGGAGATTACGAAAACGGGAAAATTCACGCCTTTGACTTAAACACCTACGCTGATGATGGTCAGATCCAAAAGTGGCTGCGTAGTTGGAGAGCACTTCCAACGGGGCAAAACAACTTGCGTCGGACGGCCCAGCATTCGCTCCAGATAGATCTAGAGTCTGGGGTTGGATTGAACTTGGGGCAAGGAAGCAATCCCGAGGTCATGTTGCGCTGGTCGGATGACGGTGGGCACACTTGGTCAAACTATCACACGGCACCCATAGGAAAGATCGGAGAGCACTACAGAAGAGTGTTCTTTAGACGCCTTGGCATGACTTTAAAGCTTAGGGATCGTGTTTACGAGTTGTCTATGACTGATCCTGTAAAAACCGCTATTGTGGGTGCAGAACTTATTTTGAGTCCTACAAATGCCTAATCCTTTAAATGTTCCTATCACACCTCCTAGAGTTGCATTTATTGACTCAAGGACAGGCAATATTTCGCGTGAATGGTACATGTTCTTTTTGTCACTTTTTAGTTTGACAAATGGCAGCAATTTGTCATTAGTTGATCTTCAAAAAGGACCGCCAGTTTTAACAATTGATGAAGCAAACGCGATTGTAAATAAGGCCGCAGAAAACTTGCGACCTTCTACTGAAGGCGTCATTGAACAAATCGCCGAATTACGCAAAAAAATTGAAGCGCTTGAATCTCTAGTTCGGCCAGAACTTGGCTCCTTGTCTGCGCTTCAACAAGATAACGTTCCTTGGTTGCAATTTGATACAACTCCAGCAGGAATGCCGACAGGAGCAACCGCTCACGGGGCTCTTTATTGGGATAACGCGGATCGGTCAAAGACGTTGGCTTTGGTCATGGAGGACAGTGGAAACGTCATTCAAGACATTGGAGAAGAAACTTTTTACCGAGTTAAGGCCACCTCAAACATTACCAAAGGTCAGGTTGTAATGTTTAATGGAACTGTCGGCGCTTCTGGCGGGCTGCTTGGTGCACCTGCGACTGGGCTGACTGCCACCCAAAGTGAACAAGTCATGGGAATTGCCACCCAAGATATTGCCACAAACTCATGGGGTTATGTAACGTGGTTTGGGGAGGTAGATAAAGTCAACACAACTGGCGGGGCAGAAGCTTGGGTTGATGGGCAGGTTTTGTATTACAACCCTGCGGTAACTGGAGGATTAACAAAAAATGTTCCATCCGCTCCCAATCCTAAGGTTATCGTGGCTTCTGTGGTGCACGCATCCACTAATGGAATTTTATTTGTTCGGCCCACGTTTGGCTCTGCTTTAGGTGCAACAGACTCTAACGTTGAAATTAGTGGGCTTGCTGATGGTGATTTGTTGCAATACGACTCGACACAGCAACGATGGGAAAATGTTCCAGCAACTAATTCACTTGGATCAGCAACTAACGGGCAATTGTTGATCGGAAACGGCACTGGCTTTACAAAGGCAACATTGACCGCTGGCACCAACATTACCATTACGAATGGGGCTGGATCAATAACGGTTGCAGCCGTAGCCCCGTTTGGTACAAGTACCGCTAGCGGAACAAACCTTGCAACATTCTCAGGAACGCTTCCAACCGGATCCGCCGCATCAACAAATACATGGACAAAAATCACCATTTCCGGTGCTGACTATTGGTTGCCAATTTGGGCCGTTTAAGGGAAAAACATGACTGTCACCGTAAAAGTTTTGATTCCTGCCAAGATCGCAGAGAACACACAAACAACTCAATACACCGCAACCGGTGTCACAACAATCATTGACAAGTTTACGGCCACCAATTACAGCGCCACGGCGGCAACAATTTCTGTAAACTTGGTCACAAGTGCAGGCACGGCTGGGAATCAGAACTTGATCACTAAGTCCAAGACCTTGCAGGCTTCAGAGGTTTACACCTTTCCAGAGCTAGTTGGTCAAGTGCTTGCCCCTGGCGGATTTATTTCAACGATTGCAGGCACCGCTTCTGCTATCAACATTCGGGCCAGTGGGCGGGAGATCACATGATCGAGCATTTTTTTAGCTCTGGCGTGTATGCCAAACAAACAAAAATGCCCGCTGGTGTCTGGCTGGTCCAACACACTCACCACTTTGACCATCTTTCAATTTTGGCCTCTGGATCGGTCAAGCTTATGGTGGATGAAAAAGAATCAACCATTCACGCTCCGGCCTGCATCACAATTGAAGCGGGCAAGCATCATGGAGTTCTGGCATTGACCGATTGCGTTTGGTATTGCATCCACGCAACTGACTGCACCGATGTTGACAAAGTGGATGATGTTCTAACCGCCCCTTCAAACCTGGATCAGGTGGCACAATTGGCGCAAGCCTTGGGAGATTAACATGCCTTGGATTGGTGGAGCAATTGCCGGAGGAGCTTCTCTCCTTGGCGGGTTAATGGGATCAAGCGCATCCAAAAAAGCTGCAGCGGCGCAATTACAAGCTTCAAGAGAAGCGGCTCAAGCACAAAAAGAGATGTTTGAGAAGCAAATCGCGCTTCAGGAGCCTTTCCGGCAAGCGGGGCTATCCGCTCAACAACGGTACATGAATCTTTTGGGGCTGGCTCAAGCTCCAACGGCAAGAACTGAGGCAGAAATTAGAAATGCCTTGACTGCTCAATATCAGACGCCTTCGCCTGGAGCCGGTCAATTTAAGCTCCAATATGTTGATGACAGCGGAATCCCTAGCGGAGTTGAATGGGTTCCCGCAGAGGGCGCCGGGGCAGAACAAGAAGCCAGATTAAATGCCGCAATTCAAGCTGAAATGGCAAAAGATGCCAAAGCAGCTCAAGAATATGAAGCCTTAAAAGCTTCGCCGGAGTTCGGCAAGTACACGCGCGACTTTGGGATGCAAGACTTCCAGCAAGATCCTGGTTATGCCTTCCGCATGAGCGAAGGTTTAAAGGCGCTGGATCGTCAGGCGGCTGCTCGCGGCGGCTTGATCTCTGGAGGTGCTTTGAAAGCTGCTCAACGATATGGCCAAGAGGCGGCTAGTCAAGAGTACACCAACGCATTCAATCGTTATCAAGTCAATCGGGCCAATCAGCTTCAGCCTTTGCAATCCCTTATGGGAACTGGACAAACTGCAGCCAATACGCTCACAGGCGCAGCAGGGCAGTATGGGCAAGGCGCTGCAGAGCAATTTGTTGGAGCCGGAAACGCTCGCGCATCTGGTTACATGGGTCAGGCTAATGCGCTTCGTGGGGCACTGGGACAGGGCGTAAATTTTTACCAAAATCAACAGTACTTGAATAGGTTGCAGGGCGCTCCAAGCGGCGGTGGGAATCCATTTGGCGGGTTCTTCAGCACCGGAGCGGGCTCAATGGGTTTTGGCGGCGGTTCTGTACAAGGCAACCCTGATTACATTTCGGATCTTTGAACATGGCAACAATCAATCCAAGTATCGCTATGTCGTTGCAGCCAATGGAGATTGAGTCTCCATTGAACACCTATGCAAAGTTTGCTCAGATTAAGCAAGCGCAGCAAGCTAATGAGTTAGCAAAGATGCAAGCTCAGGAGTACAGGCGCGGGCTTCAAGAGCAGGAACAGGTTAGAAATTACCTGTCTGGTGGTGCGGACTTGACTTCTCCAGAAACTCTAAAAGGCTTGTATGGCTTTGGCAAAACTGGTGCCGAAATGGCTCAAAAAGTCATGGCTGCAAGAAAAGAGGAGCGGGAAGCGGCCAAGTCTCAAGAGGACCTAACATCCAAGATTCAATCAAGATATTTGAATGGAATTGGGTCGGCTCAATCTTTCAAAGAATTAGCTGACGTGCATCAAGCAATGTTTAATGATCCAGTGCTTGGCCAAGCACTTAAACAATCTGGAAGAAATGTTGATGTTGGATTGAAAGCTATTCAAGAAGCTCAAAACTCATCAGATCCAACAACCGCATTTAGAGATTTGCAGCTCCGAATGGCCGGCGGCGTTCAAAAATATCTTGAAATGAGTAAGCCAACGGTCATGCAACAAGGAAATAGACTTGTTTCAGTTGAACCAATTTCCGGGCGTGTTAGCGTTGTTCCTGGAAGTGAATACCAGCAGCCTATTACTCAATATCAACGAGCTCAAATGGATTTGCAAAGAGAGCTTGCAGGCCAAGGCGTCTCATATCAAACAGATGCCCAAGGAAACATTATTGCTTTGCCAACAAAAGTAACCACTGGAATCGCTCCAGTGGCAAAACCTGTAACTGGAGAAGGTGGCGTTCCTGTCAAAGCAAAGCCAACCGCATTTGCAGAAAAAGCAGAAGCTCAAAAAAAGCAGATGGCTAGAGACATTACTTTGGCCATAACAGAAATTGAAGATGCTATTAAGCCTGGAGGCCTACTAGAAAAATCCACATCTAGCGGATTAGGCAAGATGTTAGACACTGGAGCGGCTTTCTTTGGAAAGTCTACAGAAGGTGCGCAAGCGGCTGCTGCATTAAAACCAATTGCTGATCTTGGGTTAAAAATGGTTCCAAGATTTGAAGGCCCTCAGTCTGACAAAGACACCCAATCTTATAAAGAAGCCGCTGGGCAACTTGCCAATGAAGCTTTGCCAATTGAGACAAGGCGAGCCGCTGCAAAAGTTCTTGTAAAGTTAATGAAAGCCAGACAAGGACAATTTGTCAATCAAGCAATGGCTAATGAGGGCATTGCCCCGGCTGGGGAAGTTTCGGCCCCCGCAGCAGCGCCAACAAACCGTCCATCTCTAAACGATATTTTCGGGGGCAAATAATGGCCACGTCAATTCAAGAAAAGATTACTCAAGCAAGAGACGCCGGTTACAACGATGACGAGATTGTTAAGTTTCTTGGGGAGACCCCTGACTTTGGGCCGAAGTTAAAAACTGCTATTGATGCAGGATATAAATCTGACGAGATTTTAGGTTACCTTTCTCAGCCCACTAAAACAGTTTCCGAAGGCATGCCAACTCAGCGTCGAGTTGACTTTGCTTCAATGACCCCGGAAGAACGGAAACAGGCAAAATTTGCTACTGTGCAAGCAACTAACCCATTGATTGAAGTTGCAGCGGGCGGTGTTCGTGGCGCTGGATCTATTGGCGCAACAATTCTTAGGCCATTTGAGACGGCGGAAGAAAATGTGCAGCGTCGTCAAGCAATGGACGAAGCATTGCAACAGTTGACAGGAGCTAGGCCTGAGTCTTTTGGGTACAAAACCGGAAAAATTGGTGCTGAAATTGCTGGAACTTCTGGGCTTGGTCGTTTTGCTGCCAACGCTTTGCGTATGGTTCCTGGAGCCTCAACAGCAGTTCCAAACTTTTTAAATGCACTTCAAACAGGCGGATTCGGAACAGGGAAAATTATTCCCTCCGTTGCTGCTGGTGCAATTGTAGGCGGCGCTACAAGTGGTCTTATTAATCCTGAAGATGCTGGACCAGGGTCATTGATTGGGGGCGGACTTCCATTGGTTGGTAAAGGTGTTCCCGCTGTTGTGGGAGCCGTTACGCCAAATGTTGTAAAAGAAGCGTTTGCAGCAGGCAAGCAAAATGCAACTACTTTTATTGACAACTTGAGAAAAAATGTGCCTGTTGATGACGTTCTTGATGTATTAAAAAACGGCATCTCTCAGATGAGAAATGACGCATCGGCATCTTATGCCACTGCAAAAACTGGATGGGCGGCAAACACAAAACCATTAGATTATTCAAAGGTTAATGCCGCGATCAATAAAATTGACCAATCAATTACTCATGCTGGCAAATCAATTATTGGGTCAGATGAGCAGAAAATCATTTCTGAAGCAAAAGATGCCATTGCGCAATGGAAAGTAGATCACCCAACGCCTACAGCCATTGATTTAGACGCTTTAAAACGTAGATTGGATGCAATTTACCCAGAAAGCGGAAAACAGACGCAAGCAAAAAGGGCTCTATCTGAATTTGAATCGTCTGTGAAACAGACGATTGTTGATGCTGTTCCAGAGTACAAAGATGCAATGAAAGCCTACGAAACTCAGACTAGGCTTATAAGAGAAATCAGTGACGCTTTGGGTGGAAGCGATAAGATTAAAAAAGAGACTGCACTAAATAAGATCATGCAAGCTCTTAAACAGACGCCTTCCGGAGAGTACAAGCAAGCATTGATTGGACAACTTGAATCTCAAACAGGGCAACAACTTAGGCCTGCAATTGCAGGTCAATTGATGTCTGATGTCGTTCCTCAGTCCTTGACAGGCAGAGGTGCGTTGGGGCTTGGCGGAGCTGCCTCAATCATGAACCCTTCTTTATTGCCTGCTCTAGCTTTGACTTCTCCTAGACTTGTTGGCGAAACTGCTTATGGTGCTGGAAGATTTGCTGGAGCACTTCCAAGAATTACACAACAATTCCCAGTGGTGCAAAATGCTCTTGCTTCATTAACAAGGACGTCAACACCAACGCAACAATTAATTGTGAACGCATTAAGTCAAAATCAATAAACGGAGCAAGCAATTGGACAATCAGATGATTTTCAACGCCGCCGTAAGCCTTGCGGGGTTCCTTGGTGGATGGGTTCTGAACAACATTTACAAGGCGATTGAGCGACTAGAGGAGGAGACTAGATCTTCTCCTGCAAAGTACGTCAGACGTGATGACTATAGAGAAGATATGCACGAAGTGAAATCGCTCCTCGGCAAAATCAGTGACAAATTAGACAATAAAGAGGATAAAAAATAATGCTCACCCTACTCAGCACAATCGTCTCGTTTCTGGCTGGTGGATTGCCCAGGTTCTTGGAGTTTATGAAGGATCGCAGCGACAAGCGACAAGAGATTGAGCTGTTGGGGATGCAGATTCAGAGGGAGTTGGAACTTCGAAAGATTGGATTTGATGCAGAGGCCAAGCTTGAGGAGATCCGCTCCGCTCAGTTGGAGATGGATATTGCAAGCCGCGAGATCCAGGCCAGAATTGGCGCACAGAGCGACGAAATGAAGGCGATCTACACCCATGACGCGGCCATCGGCGAGGGTGCTAGCCAGTGGGTGATTAACCTTCGCGCGTCTGTGCGGCCTGTAGTCACCTATGGATTCTTCATCCTTCTGGTTCTGATTGACATCGGCATTTTCTTCTATGGGGTAGCGGCTGGCGCTTCGTTTGTTGATGTGGCTGCGCAGCTCTGGGATGAGAACACCCAGGCGCTATTTGCCTCCGTGATAGCGTTTCACTTCGGCGGCAGAGCCTTCGGCAAATGAAGACTTCAGAAGTCGGCATCAGCCTTATCAAACACTTTGAGGGTGTCAGGCTCAAGCCATATAGGTGCCCTGCTTTGCTCTGGACTGTTGGCGTCGGGCATGTTTTGTACCCGAGACAGCATCACTTAACACTTGAGGAGCGTATGCATTTCCAGCTCGCTCAAGCTCACAACCGGACATTCACACAAGAGGAAGTCAATGATCTACTCAGAAATGATCTTCGTCGGTTTGAGCGAGGTGTTGAAAGATTATGCGGAAGAAACACAACGCAATCTGAATTTGATGCTCTGGTTAGCTTCGCTTTCAACCTTGGGCTCGGTGCCCTTCAGCGGTCAACGCTCAGAAGAAAGCACCTCAGAAAAGACTACGCTGGAGCAGCCAGCGAGTTTTTGAAGTTTGTCCGAGCAGGCGGGAAAGTCCTGCCCGGGTTACAACGGCGTCGTATTGCTGAACGACTTTTATACGTAAAGCATCACGATACCGGTGATGCTGGCGATTATTAGAACAATCATCAACAGGCTTGCGGCCATTGATGCGATGCCTTCAATCTCGGTTGGTTCGTTCCATTCGAAATCTGGAATGCAATCACATTGACGACCTTGACCACAGTTTCCGTTACACATCATCATCCCCTTTCAGTCGTTGAACAATCAGAGTTGAATAGCCTGCAATGTCATGCCAACTATCGGCGTAGTCAGCGTCTCCGTTGATGATTCTGGCGATCTTGTGACAGATCATTTCCAGGGCCTCTTGCTGGTCTAGTGCAAGGATCTTGCCTCGATGCTTGAGGTGGGTCCGGATTACAAGCTTGAGATCTTGTGAGACCTCTGCATGTCCCGAAAACTTGCCGTATTTCTGGCCACGTTCCTGCAATGTTCCTTCCACGTCTGACATACGTTTCCTTTTGATTGAGTCTCCGCAAGCAGCCAACGCTTGCCTAGTTGCCGAACAGCACGAACCCACTGACGCTGGTTGTGCCGGTTTACATCCCGTGAAACCGAACTGCTGTTCCACAGCTTTCTAACAAGTCTCAGGGCTTTTGTATTCATGATTTGGCGGGGGTGTCGGGCTCACCCGAACTTACCTTTTCAGACCCCCATATCTGTTAGTCGATCATAGAGTCAATGATGTCATTGCGACACGTCATCACCAAGCGGCCCAATTGCTCAAGGCTCATGAGACCCTTCTCCACCTTGTTGCACGCCTCAACAAAAGTTGGCGTATCGTTCTCCATCTCACCGGAAACATCATCAATACGAAATTCAGCAATGAACTGAAATTCCTCTTCATATTCCTTTTCGTCTTGTTCCATTTGGTCAAGGTACTTGTTGGTCTGGGTGGTGATGTAGCACATTTCGGAAGCTCCGGGTTGTGTGTTGCGATGTGTTCAATTGTGTGTCAACTCACATTCCGTGTCAAGGTGCTCAAGGATGAACTCACCAATCTGTTGCTTTGCGTCATCACATCCCTTCGCGACAAGGCAGTGATATTGGTTGGCTTCTAGATAGTTGATCCAGTCCTTCTGATCTTGGCTCAACACTCCCCCCTTCTCCCGCTTCATCTCCACCCAAAGCCCCCAGGCTGGAATGAAAAGATCGGGAATGCCTCTGCACACTCCCTCTGCCTTCAGCTTCGCTGCCGTGGTGATGGTTCTGGCGCCACCGTTGGGGATAGCAAAGATCCGCGTTGCCGGAAAGCTCTGGCGGAACCACTTCACAAATTCGCGTTGTTCTTCGTGTTCTGTTCTCATTTGTCGTCCTCAAACTTGTCATCAAGTGCCTTCTGTACACCCTCCAGGCGCATTTGTATATCCACCAGTTCATAAAGAGTTTCTCTGTATGCCACCCAGGCTTTTTCCGCTCTTTGCCTCTCAGCCTCAAGCAATCGCTCAAGCCTTTGAAATTTGAGTTGTTCGTTCTTGGTCAAAATGGGATCTCCTCAAACCAACTTGGGCACTGGTCTATTGACCCGGAGAAATCTTTTGGCACCTTCTCATCAAACATCGTGCAGTAGTCATGGTCTGCAAAATGGTCGCATGTGTAACAACACTTCGGCGGGTACAAGCCCTTCTTTGCTTCTCTCAACTTCTCTCGGTACACCTGGACAACTTGCGGTTCACTCATTGATCCCCCATTCTCGGTTGATGACTCGAACAAACTTCCCTTCTTTGCGGTACTCCACCAAGCTCGGCGGCGTGGCCTTCGTCATGATCTTGGCGCACTCGTCTAGATCCTCGTGAGACCCAATGGGCGCACCGGCTTTTTTGGCCATGTCCATGAACGCCCTGATCGCTTTTTCTCCCGCATAACCATCGTGCGTGACTGTCAGATACTCAGTCACGGGACGGTCGCTTAAAGCTCCGTAGTAGGTCACTGCGAACATCTCTTTGCCAGAAGCCTTGCTTGTGTGCTTACGCCAGATCCAAGACCGTACGGACATCTGTGTGCCCTCAATGCCCATAATATCGTCAACGTGCAGCGTCAGGGGCTTTTTTTCTGGTTCAGGGAACGGAGCGCCACAAGCTGGGCATTTTCTGGCGGAGATCGGGCACAGCTCGTTGCAAGCTTCGCACAGCTTCACCGGAGCCTCGCCATTGCCTGATCCTGCCTTCTTCGGAGGCTGCACTGCCGTTATCGGGCCATGTGTCGCCACCACCCCAGCAAAATCCAGCACTAGGCAATTGTCGGTGTGGCTCTTGGGGCGCATTCCTCGGCCTGCCATCTGCACATACAGGCTAGGTGACATCGTCGGTCGCAGCATGGCGACAAGATCAATATCAGGGTAATCAAACCCTGTCGTTAGCACATTCGCGTTCGTCAATGCCCTGATTTGCCCGGCTTTGTAGAGCGTCAAAATGCGTTCACGCTCCGCTTTCGGCGTATCCCCTGTCACGCACTCCGCAACGATTCCGAAGCTTTGCAGCACGTCTCGCACGTTCTCAGCATGTCGCACCCCGGCGCAGAAGAACAACCACGCTTTACGGTCTTCAGCTCGAGCAATGACTTCTTGCACAATCGCTCGGTTTTGTGCCTCGTTGTCAACGGCGGCTTGCAGCTCGCTCTCAATGTACTCACCGCCACGTTTGCGAACTCCTGATACGTCCAGGCGCTCGGTCGTGACCTTGGATCGGAGAGGCGCTAAGAACTTGCGCTTTACCAGTTCATCAATGCTCACCGGCTCTATTAGATCGGAAAAGATCGCGGGCGCATCAGTGATTAAACCGTGTCCAAGCCTCCAGGGGGTGGCAGTAAGGCCAACCACACGAAGATTGGAATTGATGTCTTTCAGGTCGGCCAACAGACGTCGATAACCGCCCTCGTCTTTGTGGCCAACCAAATGGCATTCGTCAATGATGACCAGATCAACGTGACCAATCAGATGGGCTTTGTCCCTCACCGACTGAATGCCTGCAAAAGTGATCGGCTCCCCGAGTTGCCTCCGTCCAATGCTTGCGCTATAAATACCCATTGGCGCTCCCGGCCAATGGAGACGCATTTTCTCCGCGTTTTGCTCGATCAACTCTTTCACATGAGTGAGCATCAAAACCCTGGTCTCAGGCCAGTTCTGCAAAGCATCCTTGCACAATGCCGCAACGATGTGGCTTTTACCTGAGCCAGTCGGAAGCACAAGACAAGGATTGCCCTCGTGGCCGTTGCGGAACCATTGGTAAAGATGGTCGATCGCGCGCTGCTGGTAGTCACGGAGCATTACCCGCCCTCCGGAAACATCATTTCCAAAGCATCAGCCACAGCCTGTTGAATCACCGGCCAATTATCTCTATCAATCCAAGCCCTAATCTCAATGCTGGCGGCAGACTCATCTACTAGTTCCATCGTAAAAACGGCGATGTCATCCTCATCAAATGCATCCATTTTTGGGGGTGCTAGTTTAATCTTCATGCTGCTTCCTTTTGTTGTGTCTGCTGTGCTTTCGGTTTCCGGGTGAACAGCGTAGAGTCTCCTGCCATCATTTGCACCAACTTTAGTTGTTTCTTCTTTTGTCGGTACCGTTGAGACTTTTCCACATCTGTCATTATTTTTTTCTTGGCATCAGGCTTTGATCCAAGCTTGTAAATCCTAATGGGATCTTTTGATTCTGGCCGCTTGTCCCATTTACAGATGTGAAGCACTCCCTCTCTGTACATCTCGCGGGTGTAATGAAGAACGGTCACGTAGTGCAGGCCCGTTTCCTCGGCCAGCTCCTGGCACGTGTAATCGCCTTCCATCAAATGCTTCATTAACTGGGCCATCATCAGTGCATTCACCTTGATGATTTTGCGGCCCTTGTTGCATGGGGGTGCAGGTCTTGGCATGTGATCCTCAGAATTTGATATTGAAGCCGATATAGTTTGGTGCAACGACAATGCTCGATCCGCAGCCTGCCGCAGCAGTCACGGCAAAGTCTTTAAACGATGGCGTGTGTCTATCTCTGTGCTGTCTGTCGTAGAGTTCTTTGGCCAGACCAACAGCAGCGGCAGCAGCGCACCCATAACGCCAATCGTCGGTAGCTTTCGTAAATGCGGCGCCAGTAGCAGCCCCAACAATTGCGTGCTGCCATTTGTCATGGCCTCCCCAGGATTCTGCTTGGGCTTGTGTTGAAAATAGCAGTACAAGTGCAGTCATTAGCGTTCTCATTGCTCATCCTCTTTTTGATTCATAACTTGGGTGTAATTCATTCCTGCATCAAAGCCTTCAAGAAAAGCTCTTGCTCTGATAAGCCTTGCAAACTTCTTTAGCTTTTCAATGTCCTGTTCTAAGAATCCGCACTCCCAAGCCAGTTGATTTATTGGCTCCTCGATCATTTGTCTGCCTCCCTTTTCTTGGGCAATGGTGCCCAACCTTTCCAGAAACTGTTATAGCCATCCCAATTTCCATACGTTGCCACGCCTCCAGCGCCTAGCAGTTGAACCTTTACTGATAGCGGGCAAGTGGTCATAGGTTGCCAAAAGTAATCTTGGTCTACGGCTACTGAGCTTGTTGTCAGTTTTACTGTCATGGTCTGCTCCTCATGACTTTTTTCCTCAAAGATAGCCATAAATCTTTGTTTGAATCCCGTTTTGGTTGTTTTGCTAACGCTGATTCAATAGCTTTGATTGCCGCAGTGTGTTTCTTCCATGCTAGTTCTGCGTAATCGTCATCTTCATCGCAAGGTTTTGGGCGCGATTGTTTCAAAGCCTCCAGCGCCAGCTCAGCGGCTTCGCGTAGTGTGGTCATTTTTTCACCCCAAAAACACCCTGTGGGCGGTACTCATATAGAGACGCTCTAAGATTTCCAATAGTTGTTGATCCGCATATTAGGCCGGCAATCATTGGTTTCTTTTTTATAAGTTCATCAATTGCTAATCTGCACTCTCTTAAAAGCGCGGCTTGTTCTTCCATCAAGACACTGTTACCGGATTCAATAGCGTCTTGCATTGTTGTTTCACGTAGCGTGGTCATGTGTTCCCCCTTCCAATTTCAGCAGCGGCCTTGACAATCGCGCGACGAGTGGCCGCATAAGGTTCGAAATGCGCAGCGTCCAACTCGGTAGCAAACACTTTTAATCCAGAAGAAAATGCAAGCCCTCTGTTCACTACCAAATTCAACTTCACAGCCAACCGCAACGCATCCCCGTCGTCATTTAACGGATTCCAAACCGGACGTCCTGAAACATCTTGACGAAAAAATGTTAGGTATGTACTTTCATAAACCACGTCGTAACCCGCAGCTTTAGCAGCCAATTCCAAAAGTTCATGGTCGCTCATCTGTTCCCCCTTGCTCTGATGGCTGCTTCTATGCTGCGACACTTATACCAATCTTGGTCTCCGTCGTAGCAATGCTCTTTGTGCTCGTTTGCTATTGCTGCGCACTCCGCGCGTTCGGCTTCGACAGCCGCCACAATGTGATCGGAAATTTGACGATCCGTTAACTTTTGCGCTTCCCACAAGTTTTTACACGCCTCGCGTTCGGTTGCTGCAACAAGGGCGGCGAATCGCTCAAGCTCCTCAACCGTAAATTTAAAAGCATCTCCGCCCCATGTCTCTGAGCATTCGGCCTCGCGTGCCATCCTGATGATGTCGTCTCGGTTCATTCCTTCTCTCCTGGAACGTAAACAACAGGAATCCCCGCTATTGAGTTCAGCATCTCGGCGCAAACAATCTCCTGTCGTTCAACCGGTATTTTTTCAAGCGCCTCATTGACGCTTTTCAAGACGCTTTCAATCATCTCTTTGCGTGTGAGTATCGTCATATAACCCCCTTTATTAGTCGCTCACTGCTAGTTACTCCAGACCCAGCTTCACCATTCACCACCTCACGCCCATTCACTAGATAAACCGCTCTCCACCCGTTCTCATCACTTCCCTTCATCTTCCACGGTACTAGATCCGGGTGCAGGACGTGAGAGGAGCAGCCTTTGTGCTGCCAGTCCTCGGGTATGTCATTGCCCCACTTCGCACACTCCCAAACCCCTGACGCTGTTGCAGTTGAATGTGCGCATGTCCGACAATTCACCTGCTCCGTCAGTTTTGTCTGATGGCAAAGCTTGCGAGCTGGACAAAACTTGCATTCGTACCAAGTGGGGTCACTGCTCAAAGGCTCTGGCATCCTGTCTGCTTGCGCAATTCGTCTGCCTCGATCAACGAGCTTTTCGGCTGCGTTGTGATCGTAGTGTAATCGCTCTGTGTAAATTCTGTCATCGTTTTTACAGATGGCTACATACAACGCTCGATGTATCCCCAGGCCATGCATGTAAACCTGCATCTGCGCCCAGTGCATCGGCTTAGACTTCTGAACCCCCTGTGACAAAAGATCCTCAAAACTTCTCAATGCATGTGTTTTGAACTCTGCAACGTGTCGAGCTTTCGGGGCATCTGGAACCCCAGATTCAATAATTCCGTCTACTGATCCAGACACATGAGAGCCAAACTCCACCCTGGCTTGCCCGTCTGTCTGTTTGAATACGATCCCGATAGCCTCTAGGTCGCTGATGATTGTGGCTTCTTCCATCTGGCCACGGCGGAACAGTCTCAGAATCCGCCCTTGGAACTTTTCAATCACCGCCCAACGGAACGACAACCACAGCCACCGATCACACGGATGACCCAGCATTGATGCCCCCATATGCGGCCTGGGGCGTTCTTGCGCTGCCTCGTGCGCAGCGTCTATTGCCTCAACGATTTTGTCTTTGACTATAATCTGAGCCATAATTAACCGTCTCCTCTCCTTTTGAGTTGCTAAGCCCCCCTTGCAGGGGGCTTTTTTTTGCTTACTTCTTAGCCCATGGAGGAGCGGCTTTTGCAGCGGGAGCCTCCGGAGCTGCGGTAGGCATAGACGGGATTGAACCGCCTTGAACGGCCTTGAATCCTTTCACTTCGTTGCGTTCACCATAACGCTCGTCGTCCTTGACAGTCAGCTTGATGACAAGATCCTTGCCAATCAACTGATCGGTGTCGGACAGGTGCACGACCCCGGTTGCACGAATGAGCTCTCCGAGCTGCTGCATTCCGATTTTTTCGGTTTCCGGGTTGGCATTCTTGATGTTGATCATCCCCCAGACTGCTCGGCCTTGGTGAGTCGGGCCTGTGACTGTGTACATGATGTTGATGTATTCGCCAGTGCCTGACTTTGTTGGCTTGACCTCGGCGCGGCTAATCGTTGCCGAGTACCATCCGGCAGGAAGAACGCCGTAATTGTTCGTAGGTTGTGGGAGTGATTCAACAGAAAAAGATTGTGATAAGCGAGCCATGGTTCAGTCCTTTCGAGTTATGGCGTATGACGGCCTTCCAGCCGTTGTGGTAATGGCGTCCAGCAATGGAGAAGTGATCGACTCATGAGCAGCCTTCCAGGCTGTCATGTTGATCTCCGGCTTCCATCTGAACAGACTGCCCAAGTGCTCGGTTAAACCGGATTCCTGGGCGAGTTCTTGCAGTTTATCAGCATTGACCTTTCGATCAAGCCTCCCAACTATCTTTATTTTGTACTGTCCTGCATCTTCGTTTTTTGTTCCTTCAAGATCCTTCGGGATCGCCAGAGCCTGGGTGAGTTGATCCTCAATCTCTCGGCGTCTTGCTATTGCCTGAGCTTCGAAAGCTTTCGCCTCCTCCCACTCACGCGCAAGCTGTTCTAAGTCATTCATAAATATCTCCCTATCGTTGCAGCCGCGTTCACAATCGCGGTTCGCGTTGCCGTGTACGGATCTTGGCCACTCTCCGGCCCATAAAACTCAGCCATCCTTTCGTCGCGGTCTGGCTGATGATAGACATTGCCAGACACATCCACCGCATTCAGATTCCAGTTGTGTCGAACACTGAATTTCAGTGCAACCATGAGCCTGAATGCATCCCTGTCGTCACGTAGCGGATTCCATTTCGTAAACGATGTCGGAGCCCCATAACCGTACGAGCCCACTTCATGATTGAACCAAACATCTAGGTTCACAGCACGACCAGCGAGTTTTAGCGTTTCTTCAGTCATTACAGTCCCCAAGGTCTTCCCGGGCACGTATCTTTTCTGCAAGATCTTGAGCAGCAAATGCTTTGCCACCCGTAAAGTTGTCCCGAGGGAACTCCGTAGGGTCTTCTTGCATCGCGTAGTCGTCGCACATCCTAGCTATCTGTTCACGCTCAATGCGGGCTATTGCCTGAGCGAATTTAATAGCGATCAGACCCCAATCCTGGTCCTGATTTTGAAGCTGCGTGTACTGCCAGATCTCAAAGATGTCGTGCCTATTCATGATTGTTTATGTCTCAATTTTTTTGATAATCGCCCCAAGATCAGGGCCCTCCCACATCTCTAACTTCCCACTTCTATCTTTGGCCAGCCAAAGCCCGTCAGAGTCGCACATTAGAGCCCGTTGCGTGTTGCCTTCGGCGTCGCGTTCCACCCGCAAAGCAAGCACTTCGTCAAAAAAGTAGGGCAACTGCTGGCCAGTTTTGTTGCCCGGCATGCTGGGTGAGTACAACACCCGACCCATTTCGTCTTGGGTCTTCTCAAGCTTCGCACTCATGTAAACGTGACGGCCTGGAAGGTCGCGGAACGCTCTTATGATGTCCGCCATTTGCTCTTGCATTGCGCCATAAGCTTGGCGCGGATCTTTCGTGGCTTTCTTCTCGGCGTTCAGTACGACCTCTGCTATTTCGCTGATTGAATCCAAGGCCACGGATTGAAATTCCTTAGCCTCGGAAGATTCTGTTATCCACTGCCAAGCCTCACGCAGGCTGGCCATGTCAGATATTTCTATGTAGGGCACATCCGCCCCTGCAATCGAGAGCAAGCCTCCCTCGGCGCTGAGGACTATTGGGGCTGGCAGGGTCGGTATGAGCGAGGTCTTACCCGCTCCGGCCTGACCGTAGACGAGCAGTTTTACGCCAGATGCTGCAAGAGATTTGGTGGTTTTAAGGTTTATTGCCATTTTCATATCTCCTAGAAAGGCGCCGGAGGCGCAGGTTGTGATGGTTCCTCACGGAACGGGGAAGGTTTTGGTTTCGGCAGCGGGTTCCCTTTGTACGTGGGAAACGGCCAATTCGATGGAGGGGTTTCCATGTGATGGGGGCTAGGCCCCCCTCCTTTATTTTGATGTGGTCTTAACGCTGTAGACAGCAGTGGTCTTGGTGTGGGCGGCAACCACTTCGGCCCCAATGCCCTGGGCGGCGCAAAGGGCCTTCCAATCGGTGACAGAGCGGTTGCTTTCCACCACGGTTGAGCGAAACAGCACGCCCTCGTGCACACCGCCGACTTCTTTCATGGCGTTTTTTATTTCCTCAGCCTGCTTCTCAAGAATTGCAATCTCGGCCAACAGCGCGCCAAGTTGATCGGCTTGCGTCAGTTGCAGGTCATTGTTTTTCATTTTCGTTCCTTTCGTTTGTCGAGCCTTCAGACAATCTGTTCGCTCGATGTGTGTATTGTGGGGCGTGGCTGTGAGCCTGTCAACACCCCAGAGTTAAATTATTTAAAAAGGTACATCCTCAATTTTGCACTGAACCCAATCCTTAGCCCACTCTAATGCGTCTTCCATGCTGTCGCAGGTGCCGATCAGGTTAGAGCGAGTCGGATAGTCTGACGACCAGATCAGCACGTAGTCTCCCACTTTGCACGCCCACACTTTGTAAAAGTCTTGGTTGTAGATCATTTCCATGTTTCGTTCTCCTCGTTTACCTACACCGTCGGCGATTCCGTTCGTGCAGTGTTGACAATGTAAACGATTGCACGTCACAATGTCAACACCCAAACAAAAGGAGAGATAAAAATGTTGTTGAGTCTAGAACAGATCAAATCCGCCCTTGCCGATCGGCGTATCAGTGCAGTAGCAGCCGCTACTGGCCTGCATGCGAACACCCTGCACCAGATCAAAAAGGGTCGGCAGACCAACCCCTCATTGCGAACGATCACTATCCTGTCAGACTATCTCATCCGTCAAACACAACCCATAACACTCTGACCAAATGGCTGATCTAACGCACATTCTTGGAGGCCCTTGGTCTCCCCCCCAGGAAGTTGTCCCGCTCCCAATTGAAGTGCAGTTCAGTAGAGCTATTGAAGAGGCAGGGCTTGATGCCCCAGATGAATTTATTCTTGACGGTCGCATCCACCGTTTCCGCTCCGGGTCCAGCAGGAAAACTCTAGATCGTTCTGGCTGGTATGTCGGTCACCTGGACGGCATCCCATGCCTAACTTTTGGCTGCTGGAGGGCTAATTTGACACAGACAGTCAAAGCGGACATCGGTAAAAAGAGGTGGACCCCAGCAGAGGAAATGGCCCACATTGCCCGGATCAACGCGGCAAAGCGCCTCCGTGACGAAGAAATAGAGCGGGATCGTTCCGTGGCCGCATCAACCGTCGAGACAATCTGGCGAGACGGAGCCCAGGCAAGTCCCGATCATCCGTATTTGAAACGGAAAGGTGTCCAGCCTCACGGCGCCCGCGTCACTGGGGATGGGCGCTTGATGGTGCCTCTTTTCTCAGAAGACGGCGAGCTATCCAGTTTGCAGTACATCAGCGAAGACGGCGGGAAGTTGTATCACACAGGTGGCCAAACCGGCGGACGCTTCTGGATCATCGGCACCCTCGATCATCCGGGTGTTCTGTACATCGCCGAAGGCTTTGCCACCGCAGCCACAATTCATGAGGTCACCGGCCGCCCCTGTGTCGTTGCATACCGTGCCTCAAACCTGATCCCGGTCACGGCTTCAATCGGAGAGATGCACCCAGGT